TCGCGGGTGTTGGAACTCGTACATGAGGTGACGGATGCAAGAGCCCCGGTTTTCGGCGGACCAAGAGCAAGGCTTGATGGCCAGGCTCTGGAGTCCGGCGATAGCGAACGACCCTGAGAAGTTCGTCCTGTTCGCGTTCCCGTGGGGCGAGAACGGCACGCCGTTGGCCAAGCACAAGGGGCCGCGAGGGTGGCAGCGTCAGGTGCTGCGCGACATCCGCGACCACATCGCCAAGAACGGGTCAATAGACGCCTACCAGGTGCTTCGCATGGCCACGGCGTCAGGTCGGGGCATCGGTAAGTCGGCGCTGGTGAGTTGGCTGGTGGTGTGGATGTTGACCACGCGCATCGGGGCGAGCGTGATCGTGTCGGCCAACAGCGAAGCGCAGCTCCGCAGCATCACATGGGCCGAAATTACGAAGTGGCTGGCGATGCTGATCAACAACCACTGGTGGGAGATCAGCGCCACACGGATCACGCCGGCCAAGTGGTTGAGCGAGATCGTCGAGCGCGACCTGCGCAAGGGCACGCGGTACTGGGGCGCGGAGGGGCGGCTGTGGTCGGAGGAGAACCCCGACGCCTACGCCGGCCTGCACAACTCAGACGGCGTGCTGCTGATCTTTGACGAAGCCAGCGGCATACCGGACACGATCTGGGACGTGGCTCAGGGCTTCTTCACGGAGAACACGCCGCACAGGTTCTGGCTGGCGTTCAGCAACCCGCGGCGCAACCAAGGGTACTTCTACGAGTGCTTCAACGCCAAGCGGGCGTTCTGGAACACGCGGCAGATCGACGCGCGCACGGTCGAGGACACGGACAAGAGCGTCTACGAGCAGATCATCGAGGAGTACGGCGAGGACAGCCCGCAGGCCCGCATTGAGGTCTACGGCGAGTTCCCGTCAACGGGTGACGAGCAGTTCATCGCGCCGCGGCTGGTGGATGAGGCGTTCAAGCGCGCCAAGTACAAAGACCCCGGAGCGCCCATCGTGATCGGCGTGGACCCGGCGCGCAGCGGGGCGGACTCCACCGTTATTGTGGTCAGGCAAGGCCGCGACCTGGTGGAGATCCGGCGCTACCGCGGCGACGACACCATGACGGTGGTGGGGCACGTCATTGAAGCGATTGAGGACTTCAAGCCGACGCTGGTGGTGCTGGACGAGGGTGGGCTGGGGTACGGCATCCTTGACAGGCTGAACGAGCAGCGTTATAAGGTGCGCGGCGTCAATTTTGGCTGGAAAGCCAAGAACCAGGTCATGTGGGGCAACAAACGGGCCGAAATGTGGGGCGCGATGCGCGACTGGTTGCGCACCGCGGCCATCAAAGAGGACCGGCAGCTCAAAACGGACCTGACGGGGCCGAAAACCAAGCCTGACAGCAGCGGAACGCTCTATCTGGAGTCGAAAAAGGACATGAAAGCCCGCGGATTGGCCTCTCCAGACGCTGCTGACGCGCTGGCGGTGACGTTTGCCTTCCCCGTGGCCTCCCGAGAGCGCGTAGAGCGCCCCAGAACGCTTACAATGCGCGACAGAAGCCAAATGTCGGCGAGTTGGATGGGTGCATGACGCGATCAGAAGCTCTGGCTACGGGGCAACCCCGCTATTTCACCGGCTTGGCATGCAAAAACGGTCATGTTGGCGAGCGCTACACAAAAAGCAAAACGTGTTGCGTTTGCGGAAATGCGGCCTCTGCGGCAATAAAAAAACGCGACCCAGAAAAGTATTTGGCGTCCATAGCAAAATGGGCCAAAAACAACCCAGACAAGACCGCAACGTATTCTCGCAACTACAGAAACCGCAACAAAGGCTTACGCAACCTTTGGACAATGAACTACCGCAGCGCCAAAGACGAGCGCATGCCGTCGTGGCTGAACGATGCGGAGCAGTTCGAACTGGAGTGTGTGTACACTTACTGCGCCGCGTTGCGTCGGGTTGGGCTAGACTACCATGTTGACCATGTGGTACCGTTGCGAGGGCAGCGCGTTTCAGGTCTGCACGTTCCTTGGAACTTGCAAGTGATTCCCGGTCGGGAAAACACGCGCAAAGGAAACGTTTTCAATGGCTGATTACACAGGCATTACGGCTGCCGCCGCTGTTGCTGACGGCGGGGGCGGCAAAAACAAGTCTGAGGCAGACCTTTTGTCTACGGCCCGCACTCGACTAAATCAAGCCATTGCCGCATACGGCGAAAGCCGTGAGGATGAGCTTGACGACCTCAAGTTTTTCGCTGGTAGTCCTGACAATGCGTGGCAGTGGCCAGCAGACGTTCTGGCCACCCGCGGCGCGGTGCAGGGGCAGACGATCAACGCCAGGCCGTGCCTGACGATCAACAAGCTGCCGCAGCACGTCCGGCAGGTCACCAACGACCAGCGGCAGAACCGCCCCAGCGGCAAGGTGATCCCGGCCGACGACAAGGCCGACATTGAGGTCGCGGAGATCTTCGACGGCGTGGTGCGGCACATTGAGTACATCTCTGACGCCGACGTGGCTTACGACACGGCCTGCGAGAACCAAGTGTCGTTCGGCGAGGGCTACATCCGGCTGCTGACCGAGTACTGCGACGACAACACCTTTGATCAGGACATCAAGATCGGGCGGGTGCGCAACTCGTTCTCGGTCTACATGGACCCGATGATTCAAGACCCCTGCGGGGCTGACGCCAAGTGGTGCTTCATCACTGAGGACATCACCCGCGAGGAGTACCACCGGCTGTACCCCAAGGCATCACCGGCCAACACGCTGATGAGTCTGGGTGTGGGCGACCAGTCCCTGAGCCAGTGGATCAACGACGACACGATCCGCATCGCTGAGTACTTCTACGTCGATTACGACACCGCCACGCTGAACCTGTACCCCGGCAACCAGACGGCGTTTGCCGGGTCGTTTGAGGACAAGGAGCTCAAGGCGATGTTCGGCAAGCCGATCCGCTCGCGCCAAGCCGACCGCAAAAAGATCAAGTGGTGCAAGATCAACGGCTACGAGATCCTTGAGGAGCAGGAGTGGGCCGGCAAGTACATCCCTGTGGTGCGGGTGGTCGGCAACGAGTATGAGGTCGATGGCCGGGTGTACGTCTCCGGGCTGGTGCGCAACGCCAAGGACGCCCAGCGGATGTACAACTACTGGACCAGCCAAGAGGCCGAGATGCTGGCGCTGGCTCCAAAGGCACCGTTCATCGGCTACGGCGGGCAGTTCGAAGGGTACGAAACGCAGTGGAAGACTGCAAACACCCAGAACTGGCCGTATTTGGAGGTCAACCCTGACGTGACGGACGGCGCGGGCAACACGTTGCCGCTGCCGCAGCGCGCCATGCCTCCGATGGCCCAGACAGGCCTGATTCAGGCCAAGATGGGGGCCGCAGAAGACATCAAGGGCACCACAGGGCAGTACAACGCCTCGCTGGGCCTGGAAGGCAACGAACGCTCAGGCAAGGCCATCTTGGCCCGCCAGCGTGAAGGCGACACGGGGACGTACCACTATGTTGATAATCTGGCTCGGGCTGTGCGTCATGTTACTCGCCAACTGGTGGATCTGATCCCCAAGATCTACGACACGGAACGCATCGCTCGCATCATTGGCGAGGATGGCGAGTCCAGCATGGTCAAGATGAGTCCCATGCAGCCTGAGCCGGTGCGCAAGATCGTCAACCAGCAGGGCATCGTGATCGACAAGATCTACAACCCCAGCGTCGGCAAGTACGACGTGGTGGTGGTGACGGGTCCGGGCTACGCGACCAAACGTCAGGAGGCGCTGGAGGCGATGGCTCAACTGCTGCAGACCAACCCGCAACTGTGGGCAGTGGCCGGCGACCTGTTTGTGAAGAACATGGACTGGCCTGGCGCGCAGGAGCTTGCCAAGCGGTTCGCCAAGACTATCGACCCGCAGATCATGAGCGACGCGGACGAGAATCCGGCGCTGCAAGCCGCCAATCAGCAGATGCAGGCGATGTCCGCTCAGATGGAGCAGATGGCTGGCATGCTGCAGCGCGTCAATCAGTCGATGGAAGCCCAGAAGCTGGAGATCGACAAGTTCAAGGCTGAGACGGACGCTGAGGTCAAGGCATACGAGGCCGAGACACGGCGACTGCAGGCAATGGCTGCAGGCATGCAGCCTGAGCAGGTGCAGGAGGTCGTCATGCAGACGCTGCGCGACGTGATGACGGTCGGCGACATGGTGGTCAACCAGCGCGCGGCTGAAATGCCGATGGGCGAGCCGATGGGGGTGCCGGTATGAGTTGCGCCGACTTCGTAGGCACGCTGTTTTTGGCCCGCGACGTGGCCCACAGCGTGCATCTGAACACCAGGTCGTTTTCCAAGCATTCGGCGCTCAACGAGTTCTACGACAACATCTTGGACTTGACGGACAAGTTTGCGGAGGCGTACCAAGGTAGACATGGGCTGATCGGCCCGATCAC